AAATGCCGTACAACTTGCCAGCACTGCTGGACGCGAAGACAGCGGGGCGCAATGTCTTCTTGGTAGAGGGCGAGAAGGCAGCGGACGCGATCAAGTCAATCGGCATGATCGCCACCACCGCGCACACTGGCGCAGGATCATGGCCAGCCGCCATCACCGAATACTTTGCTGGAGCGCAAGTCATCATCGTGCCGGACAACGATGTGGCGGGTTGGGGCTATGCGTACAAAGCAGCCGAGGCTATTCTGCCCATCGTGAAGTCACTGAAGGTAGTTGACCTCGGACTACAAGGCCAAGGTGACGATGCCTTTGAATTCATTGAGGCGGGTGGCGGTAGAGCCGAGCTGGTGGCGCTGGTCAAGGCCGCCGTACCCATCACAACGCTGGATCAGGTAACGATGCCCGAACGGTTGAATCCGATTCTGAATTCTGTGGCAAGCGCGGTGCAGCAAGTGACAGCACCGTCAGACTTTGACATCGCCAAGGAATTTGAGTCAGAGCCAATCAAGACAGCGGCAGAGGAACAAGCCAAGCCGTCAAAGCACATTGCCATTGAGCACTGGGACTCAATCCAAGATGAGCCGGTGCGTTGGTTGATAGATAAGGTGCTGCCTGTGGGTAGTTTCAGCGCGCTCTACGGACCGCCAGGCAGCTTCAAGAGCTTTCACGCGCTTCATATTGCTCACTGCATTGCCACTGGCACACCGTGGATGGGCAATGAGGTGACAGAGGCTGGCGGTGTTTTATATATAGCCGGTGAAGGCTTTGGGGGAGTCGGCGCAAGAATCAAGGCGTGTAAGCAGCACCATCAGACAGAAGCAGGCGCACCGATCTATGTCATTCGCCACCAGTTAAACCTGAGATCAAGCATCGAGGACTTCAACGCGCTGGTGCTGGCCATCGAACAACTGGTCATGGATTCAGGCATCGACTTTAAGTTGATCGTCATAGACACGCTGGCCAGAGCCTTTGGCGGTGGGGATGAGAACTCGGCCAGCGACATGATGCAGTTTGTGGTGACCTGTGGGCATATACAGAAGATCGTTCAGGACGCTGCGCTGATGATTCTGCATCACAGCGGCAAGGACAGTAGTCGCGGGATGCGGGGATCGTCTGCGCTCTTAGGGGCGGTGGATAGCGAGTTGGAACTAATCAGGTTTGAAGACTCGATGAAAGGGATTGTGCGTATCGCCAAGCAAAAGGACGGTGAAGATGGGACGCGCTACGGCTTTGAGATGGTCACGGTGGAGCTGCCAGCGCCAACAGGAACGCTCCAGATCGGTGAGCCGCAGACCAGCTTGGCGGTGCAGGCCAGCGAGATAGGCGAACACGAAGACCAGAAAAATAAGGGTAAGAGTGGATCAAAACTCACCGGACAACAGGTCAAAGCATTGACCTGCTTAGAGAATGTGATTAAACAAAAAGGAATATTAAAGTTTATGGAGGGCGCTCAGAGAATGTGCGTCTTAATAGAGGATTGGGAACTTGAATTTAGGGCGAAATTGGGACGCAAACCAAGCGGAGACAAAACATTTGACAAAGCATGGACTCGCGCACAGGAGGCGCTGACAACTCACGAACTCATTGATATGAGAGATGAATGGGTATGGATGCTCAACAAGACTGTAGACAGTGAGTCTTTTTGATACTGTTTTTATATACATGAAAAATGGAGACATTTGGAGACATTTGGAGACATTGTCGCCGTGAATGGAGACACGACAAACGAGAGTCTATAAGACTCGTAGTTTGTCTCCATCAGTGTCGCCAAATGCAATTTGTTTGAAAGGAAAAAGAAATGGCAACAAAGAAGTCACTCAGACAGCATCCAGTGGTGGTGAGTCCAAGTCCACAAGCAGACGCTTGGACGATTTATGTGCAATCAAGGTTGGTGGAGTTGGAGTCAGCAAAAGCGGTCAGTGATCGAAAATGGGGAGAAAATCGACTGATTACTTTAGTAGACAGTGAGCTGAGGGAGAAATTCTGGACGCAGAACGGCAGATTGCACCAAGCGATTGCGTCAAAGGATCAGTCAAAATTCGATTCCAGTTTGGCGGGGATGATCAGGGCTTATGGTGTGTTGGATCAGTGGGCAGCAGATCAAGGCATCACGCCAGCCAACGATCAGATTCCGAGAATCGAGTGGGAGATGCAGACAGGTCAGGTCATGGTCATTGTCAGGACGGTCAACGAGACTTTGGCTATGCAGCGGGAGAGACAGGAACTGAGCAACCATTGCATTTGGAGCATGGAAGAGTTGGAGGTGATCTTCAACGATCCGCTGGTGCAAGAAATCATCAAGGTCAAAGCCTTTGATCCAACCGCCAAGGTGGTCAGCTTCAAAGCCAACAAAATCGGTGGAGAATCAGGCTTTGACGACTTCCCAGATGACCTTGAGGTGCTGGACGGTCCACCAACAGAAAAGAAATTCAACAGCAAACAAGCGGAGAGGTTCAAAAATGGAACAAATTAAGCGATTAGGGGCTTTGATCAAGGAAAAGGTACTGGACATCGTCCAGCGTGTAAAAACGGCTTTAAAGCGGGTCTGAGCGTGCCAGGTAGACCGAAATTCAGGCAAGACATGGCGCTGCTTGAGGATTTGCCAGATGACATGATCATCTCGATGCTCGAAGTCGGCAAGTCGCAGACGCAGATTTGCTATGAGCTTGGCATTGGGCGCAGGGCGCTAGAGCAATGGATCGAAGATACCGATCCCACTATAATTGCGCGTGCGCGTGCGAAAGCCGCTGATCAACTTGCGGTGGAGACTTTGGACATAGCAGACAGCATGGCAGACAGCAACCCGCAGCGCGATGTCCAGCGCATCCGAACGCGCCAGTGGCTGGCTGAACGGTGGGATCAGAAGACTTATGGCTTACAAAAAGCCGCGCAAATCAACATCAATGTCCAAGACCTGCGTATGGCGGCACTGCGCCATACCGAGGTCATCGAAGACTTATCCACAGAAAAACGCGATGATTGAACACACTGGCCTGTGGATAACGCAAATCTGCTTACTGATTGAGCAAATCAGGCGTGGTTATCCACATTTGACTTAACATAATGGACATCGTATTAAATGGATTTTGTAAGCGTTCTGTAAGAAAGTATATGGATCAACGACTTAGCGATGCATACCCCTGTGGATATCTTTTCGCTGTAAAGTGGGCGCGGCCTGCGCCTGGCGCGGCGCGATGCCCCCCCCTTGCGCGTTTGCGGCGGGGGCGGCTGATGACGCAGCCAAACACCTACCGAATCCCATAACCCGATGACCCACCCCCCTACCCCCACCGCCGCGAAGCAGGCTGCCCCGAAAAAAATTTCCAATGATTTGGTGGCGAATAACCCTTTTGTCGAATTCGTCAAGCTGTACAAGCACAACCCTGTCCTATTCGTCCGCGAGGTGCTCAACACTGAGCCTGACCAGTGGCAGATTGAATTCTTGAATCACATTGCCAATGGCAACCGCCGCATCTCGGTGAGGTCAGGACATGGCGTTGGCAAGTCCACCGCTGCAAGCTGGGCGATGATTTGGTATCTGTTTCTGAGGTTTCCGGTCAAGGTGGTGGTCACAGCACCGACATCCAGCCAGCTCTACGATGCCTTATTTGCCGAGGTCAAGCGTTGGGTGAAGGTGCTGCCGCCGATGCTGGCCGAGCAACTTGATGTGAAGCAAGACCGTATTGAGGTGATTGGCGCAAACGAGGAAGCGTTCATCTCGGCCAGAACATCGAGGGCAGAGCAGCCTGAAGCCTTGCAAGGGGTGCACAGTGATCATGTGATGCTGGTGGGGGATGAGGCTTCCGGTATACCTGAGAAGGTGTTTGAGGCGGCCAGCGGAAGTATGTCCGGACACAACGCCGTGACGCTGTTACTCGGCAATCCGGTGCGTTCCAGCGGATTCTTTTACGACACCCACAACCGTTTGGCGGGGGATTGGGTGACGATGAAGGTGTCCTGCGCGGACTCGCCAAGGGTCAGTGAGGCGTACATCGAAGAGATGAAGGCGCGTTACGGTGAGGAGTCCAATGCTTACCGCATCCGCGTGCTGGGTGAGTTTCCGAAGAGTGACGAAGATACCGTCATTCCTATGGAGTTGCTGGACTTGGCGATGAATCGGGATGTGGAAGCGAGTCCCTATGCCAGTTTGGTGTGGGGTTTGGATGTGGCACGCTTTGGCTCTGACCGTTCCGCACTGTGCAAGCGGCGGGGTAACGCGGTGACTGAGCCGATCAAGACTTGGAAGAATCTTGACCTGATGCAGTTGACGGGTGCGGTGGTGGCCGAGTACGAGATATTGCCGCCAAGCGAGAGGCCGA